AAATACTCGTTGGCGCTGTACTGCTCTTTTCTTTGGATTTACTCATTGGATCACCTTTTTCTGTGCTACAAAAAACAACGGTTCATAGCCATATTTTTTCAGTTTACGAAACCAGCCTGGCCGACCTCGGGTCTGGATAACATCACAACGCCAATCACACGCTAACACTTCAAGCGCTTGTTCCATATCGTCAACCCATTCATCCAGGCGCTCACCGGCGGTTGTCACTAAATTCAGAATCTTAACGTCGCCTTCCTGTACCAACTCCATGGTCTGCAACGCCAAAGGCTCATGATTTTCATCAAGCACAATTAACGCCCTGAGCGTATCCTTGCTTAATCGCTCTATCACCTCATCGACAGTTAGATCATTGTTGTCGTAGGCAATGGCCGGGGTGATTAATGGCTCTAATAATGGCCTGATCTCTTTGGCATCTTCAGGAAATAGTGCAGATATCATCATGCGTTGGATCCATAGATATACTCAAAGGTAAACGAACTTGAAACGTAATCAGTGATAAACGCCTGGTCGGCCTCGATCTCTAACCAAATGCTGGAACCGTTCGGGTATATCACCGGGATGCTGGCGTTCAAATTGACAAAATCGACCTGGGGTACGGATTTGAAATAACTTGCCGCCAATCGCCTGTCGGTGCCATTGGTTAAAAAAACCCTGACTTCGTTGTTTTGTACTAAATCAGCGATGTTAATCTGTAAGTTGACCGTGAAAAAAGCGCCAATATTGGTATCAGGTGTGCCCTGAAACACAAACTGACCGTTATCAATATCTATGGTTGCTGGCACCAAATCCATTGCAAAGTTTTGCGCGGTCGTTAACCAGGGCGCAATACGTGTCGGCACTGTGTCCACGTTTAAAGGTTGCTGGGCAACGGCCATTCCGCCAACAATCGCCGGGCTAAAGCCTTTGGTCAATCGTGAAACAACCGTACTGATTTTTTTTAGCTCACGATCTAAATAAGCATAAATTGGCGCGATCTGTTTATCCGGTGATAACGGACTGGGATCGGGCGCATACGGTCTTAAAAATTCGCGTTCTTTATAGGCCATTAGAATCGACTCACTACATCATATTCAAATGATACTGAATAAACCCGCCACGCGCTGACCGGCTCGCCAACGATCTCTAATGAAATCAAACGCCCTTTGGCTAATACGTTAATATAATCGGTTTCGCCAAAGATATACTTTTGAGGCGGCGTCCAGGTCACAGGGTCTGCATCTAATCCCTGGGTGCCGATCCTGATGGTAATCTCCATACCTTCCTGGCCGACCACATACGGCCAAACACGGCGAATAATTTTATATTGCAAGGCATCGCCAAAATCCATTGAATTCTTGGCCAGCTTGCCGGTCATCGGCTGACCGTTCTTGTTGCCGGTAAAATCCACGCCATACAATCGGCCAAACTCGTCAGTCGATGTCATGACAATATTATCGGCTAAATCAATATTGCCCGCACTATCCCAGATTGAGTTATCCAAATCCCAGGGCTGCAAATCATCTTCCCAGCTACCGGCGGCGCGGTAGTTATAGGCCACGCCCTGGGCAGCGTGATAGGTTTGCGGTAAATCCCGAAAGCCCCAACTGTCATCGGTCATTGAATAGATAGCCGCTTTATTGGCTACCGTATTACCACCGGATGGATAACAAAACCAGATCTGACGTTTAGCGCCATAAGCGACAACGAAACAACGCTCGATTATGTCCTGGTTCATCTCATCGAAAATGGTACGCCTCACCCTTAAATCGGCTATCGACTGAATCTGACTGCCATCGGTGACAACAATATCGCCATCACCAAAAACAAACAAGCGCCCTTCAAACCCGACCATGCAATTAGGCGCTAATACCCCGATCGAACTGGTTAATTCGGTAAAATCAAAAATAAACAAGCCGCCGATGTAGCGCATGACATACATCGACTGACGTTTGGCGATGATAAAGAAATCCCTTAACTGCATACCGTCGACAATCTCGCCCTGGGTGCTGGCCAGGATATTGTCTCCGGCGTCATTTGTCGGTAATGGCTGCCAATCATCGGGCGGATTGCCTGGCGTGACAGATGCCGACCAGTAAAGCTGGTTTTCGTAATTGATGCCGTTTTCGGTGATATTGCCTGCAATGGCGTTATAACGAAACGGCCTGATCCATTTGCAACGTGTATCGGCTGGCCAGTTGGGAAGCTCGGCAAAATTCACCAACGGATCACCTTGCCAGTACCAGGGCGGATCATAGCTGTTGGTTAATAAAGTAATGCTGTTTAAGTTACCACCAACAAATCGTTCTGGCTCGGTTGGCGACATTAATGGCGGTGTAATATCCCAATGGGTGACTAAATCTGTCACACCGATCGTTTGGTCGCCTGCATAAACCCAGTAATGCAAACCTGACTGGCGATGATACTGTAAGTGATAGGGATCAGTAATGACTGCCGGGTTAAAGATATTGCCCCAGCCTTCAGCGCGTACACTGCCAAAGGCTTTAAAATACATATTGTTAACATCTGACCAGACGTTATCATCCTGCTCACTGGCTGGGATGTCCAGGTTGACCGTAGATGGCTGGATTTTTTTTAACATTAATCGGTATCTTTAATAAATGTATTGATGCGGTTTAACTTTTGATAGCGCACTGAATAACAGGCATAAGAACCAAAGCCGCCATTAAGCGCGGTATCAAACCCCCAATCATGGCCAAGCCTGTCACACAACCCGGAAAAACCACCATTGGCAATAAAAGGAAACCGCACATCATTGGTCTTGCCTGCCATAGCAGGAGATGAAACCAAGACTGTGATTAAAAGTAGTTTCTTCATAATGGTTTCCTATAGTTCTGCGTCAAATTTCAACACACCAGTGCCGTCAGTTATAATCTGTGTTGCTGTTCCTATAGCACCAAGTGTTGAGCCAACAGCCACAACAAAGCCAATAGAATTAATCGATGGACTATTAGAAGTTATATTTGTAACAGGAATAGCGGTAGCAAAATCACCGCTTTGGTTAAAATTACCTGAGAAAGTAAAAGTGGGAGGTACTCTCATGGGTCCAGGAAACCGAAATACCACATTAGCTGATTGACCATTAGATGAATTAACCTTTCCTAGAGCAACATGTGTATCATTAAATCGCTGATAATACCGCTGACACAAGGCAAACTCCCCACCGATGCTATTCCCTGCTCGGATAAAGGGTGTGGCTTGTGAGCCTTGTTCTAGTTTGACGCCTGTGATATAGGCAGTTAAATCAGCCTCCCATGAAAAAATAAGAGCCATACAAATGTTGGTTGCGGCAGGGTTAATACCTGTTAAATCAAACGTAAATTCTTTTCTAGCCCAGCCTGCTCCTTGTGTGGTGTTTAAATCAGCAACCAAAACTTGATTGCCTGTTGCAATCGCTCCATCTCTAAACCTTAAAGCTATAGTCATATTCCCTGCATCACCCCTTACCCAAAAAGACAAGGTATAACGACTGTCTGCAAAAGGCGCTTTAACTCCTGTACCTTGCAATTCAATTGACGTTAATGTCGATGCTTGATTGCCTGCTGTTGCCGTAAACCGACCCGAATAAGCAAAACCTTCGCCATCTGGCACATCAGTTTGACGAGTTACACTATCCTGAACACTATTTGAACCTGTCCATCTATCAGCACTATAGTTTGCACCTAGTGAACTGAATGACGTTCCTCTCTGCCATACGGAAAAATCTCCATTTATGACGAGATTAGGATTCGCTATGGCTGTGACAGAATCCCTGATTTCGCCCATTGACCCATCGCTATCTGATACGCTATCGGCGCTTAAATCCAGGCCGGTAAAATCGCCGGTCTGCATTACTGATTTTATAAGCCTTAAATGGTCATCGCCTTGGGCTTTGGGGTCGGTACCCAATGGCCAAAGCGCGTTTAATTCAGATACTTTTGTTGCTGTTTCTAATCCCATCTTAATAACCTATTGCTGGTGAGTCGCCAATGCGTTTGCGTTGCGCCTGCTCGTTAACCCTGGCAAGCTCGACTTGATATTGATCGTTGTAAAAAGTCATGGATTCGTTTTCCTGGGTATAGCGGTATATCTCTGAAATACCACCATATAAATATAAGCTCGGCCATTGCGTTAACGTATCGTTGGTATCTACATCATTAACCAGGTTGTCGGGCGTCACAAAATAAGTCACTGATACCTGGCCACCTTTGCCGATAAAAAGTTTATCGTTTTTGATTGTGTAGTAGCCTGAATTGCGTTTATATTCTTCCCAGTAATTCGGGATAATATACGCTAACTGGCCATAACGGCCTTGCTCGACCATGCGGATCTCTTTAATGTCTGCCGACAGGTCAATGCCGTCACCGGCATCGGTCAAGGTCGCTGTTACCTGGTTACTGTCAGCGCGTAAATCACGCCCCAATCGGGTACGCAAAAGGTCTTCAACAGTTGATAAAACGGCATCGCTAATATTGTCTCGATGCGTCCACTCACGCCAAATTGATTTTAATTCGCCAAAATTCATATCTTGTGATTCACTCTAAAACGCTCGGAATGAGGATGGCGCATAAATGCCCGCCAGGCGCGGTTTTGTGTTTCGCTGTCCTCATTCATTAAGTCTGGATGGAAGGCATAAACCAGCCCCATTAAAGGATCGGGTATTGATAAACCAACACGGCCTAAAGCCTGAAGGTCTTTAGCCTGGTTTTTGCGTCGCTCTTGAAGGATCGCCATGTCGCCTTTTAATCCTGGAATGGCGTTGATGGCGTAATCTATAGCTTGATCGAATGATAAGCCGCTAACAATCCGGTTTTGTGGATTCATTTTTTAAAGATACCTTTTTGCCCCATTGATGCTTAATCAGTATCTCTACTTGCTCTTCATTAAAATAGCCTATTTTTCCAGGTAATACAACCTGGCCAAAGGCATCGGGGCGCGGACGCCTTCCGCAAACTTCGACGGCACAAAGTCTAGGTTTTGGCATCCGACCCCGATGTTTCATTTAGGCTACCATTGGCGCCGTTTCATCAATGTCGAAAATCGCGCCTTGTGACTTCTCATTAGTCACCAGCAACGAATAATCCACTGAGATCAAACGCTTTTCGGATAAGCCTGTTTTGGCTAATGGCTCGGTTCTATAACCAGTCAGCATCGACTGATACAAATGCGATGGATCCAAGAAATACAACGTGGATACGTCGGTTGCAGTTTGTGGCTGCAAGCGGTTATCGCGCATTTTCAATACCTGGCCAAAGTCAGTGATAAACACATTGGCAGAACCATAAGCGGTCATCGGCTGGTTTTGCGTGGTGTCCTGGTTGGTCATTGTTGCAACCCTGGCGGCATCGCTAAACAGGTACTCACTGATTATACGAATCACCTGGGGCGTTCCCATCAAGTATTCGGTCATGCCGCCCGCTTCATAAACTTGCTGGGCAATATCACGTATACCGGTTTCTGTTAACGCTGCTGCGGTGCCTGGCGTTGGCGCATCAATGAGGCCAGTAGTGGTATTAAAGCCGCCCGCTACAAAACCGGCACCGCCTGCGGTGTTGGTTTCGATCCAGGCGCCTAATCCACCGCTAATACCTGGCGTTGTAGTGCCATCACCGGCGACAGATGCCTGGGCGGTACACATCTGCGCTTCAACATCACGGCGTAAACGCTTTTGACCCTGGCTCACCTGATAGGCCAAAGAACCCTGACGGCCAATTGAGTTAACGGCATTGGCGCGGGTTGATACCTGGATTTCCTTAACGGATGTCTGATGGTAGTTACCAACACGTGTTCCCACGCTGCTGTCATCCTGGTCGATATCGGCGCCATCTACCACGGCGTTATCAGTCGCGGCATCGCCTAATTCGTCAATGGTAAATTCTTTGTAATAGTTGCTGGATGTCGTCTTGGAACACATATCCGTCAATGGCAAGGGGAAACCATCGATTTCCCAGATCTTGTCCATCACATCTTCGCGGATAAGCCCGCCAAATACGGCGTCTTTGAGATTCACTGCGTCTAAATTTGCTGCTGTCATTTTACTTTCCTAATAATTTTTCAATGGCCGCCTGCTTAAAGCCCTTGTCTTTGGACTGGGCAGCCTGTTTAAAAAGGTTATCCAGGCGATCAGATTCACTGACGCGCTGGCGTTGTTGGGGTTTTTGGGTTGTCTTTTTGCCAGGCTTTGGCTTAGACGCACCATTTAAACGGCTTTTAAGTTTTGCGTGATCTCTCAACAAACGAACCAAACGATGGTCGGCAACTGATCGAAATTCGGTTTCGCTAAAACCGTAATCACTTGCTAATCCTAACATTTGCTTTTGATCTTCCATGTATATGGCGTTGTCACTCCATTCGGGTATCGCCTGCATTAATAGCTTGCCCTCTCGGGATAGCCTTTGATGTCGATACTGGTCTAAATTGGCCATCGTCTCCGGTGGTAATTCGCCCAGACTATCAATCAAATCGGATAACAAGCGCGTATCCTGGCTTAACTGGTTTTCGCGCTCTGTTACTTTTTGTTCTGTGAGGTGCATCTTGGCTACCTCGTCTTTTAACTGGCCAATCGTTTTAGGCTCCATCCCATAAGGCATCGGCACCTCGATCTCCATATCATAATCGACTTTTGGCTCATCTTCTGAGGCGTCGGCCTCGACCTGGTCGTCGCCAGGGTC